TAATCGTCCCAAAAATAATCTTCGGAGGCTATACGTTCTGCCTCCTCAAGGCTCTCGGCCTCGATATCCTTGATGCAGTAGTACTGCGTAATGATCACGTTGTATTTTTTCATGCCTCGACCTCCTCTACGGTTTCCTCTAACCAATCAACGCAATCGTGTGCGTCACCTAAGTTTTTTTGAAAATCCGCATGAGCCTTAGCTATTGCCTCTTCTTCGTCTTTAGCCTTGATGGTCACGGTGGTTGAAATACCACCGGTTAGCGTGACTTCGTGTGTTTTATTGAAAGCCTTGTCAAGTTCTTTGATTAAAGTTTTAAGTTCCGATGTATATTGTTCCGCTTCTTTCGTCGCTTCCTTGTAATAGCGCTCGTAATCAGACTCAGACGCGGGGTGATCAGGCTTATGGTCTTCACCAAACCATGGAGTACCGCTTCTCATTCCATTCGCGCCTTCTATTTCATACGACTCGTATTGCCACTCTAAATCCGATTCATAAGCATTTAAATAAGACAGTGCTTTTTCTATTAAATCTTTAAGATTCATTTCGTTCTTCGTTTGTTTATCTGTAAGACGTTTGCATTTTTCATAAAAACGTTCGGCACATTTTATCTTTTGTTTTAAGTCATCTTCGTCTATGTGATCTTTTACCAAATTTTTTTCCTCATCCCGTAAATGATCTAAGTGAGCATCCATTGCTATGCATAAATGGTCATGTTCTTCGGCGCTTACCGCTAATAAACCTGTCTTCATTTCGTTCTCCGTTTGTTTGATCGAACCTCGATTCTGGACTAGGTATGCGAGGTTGTCAACTCCACGTCGAAAAATAAATTTTAGGTCGATATCGAACCTTTTTTAAAAAGTTGTTTTTGTTGCAATGCAACATAAATTGTGCAGTGCAACATAATAAATTATTTTTGCCCCTAACTCTTTGATTTTAAAAGCAATTTAAAATTAATTGGATATAGGGGTTGATTTTATCCCATACAACCGTCATAGTTTAGGTTGCGAGTTAATTTTTGGCTTGCACACTCAGTTCATCGAGTGATTTGATCTTTAACAACACGGAGAACTATATGCAGAAAAAAGCTTTGAGCTTTGATGACTTCGACGCGGATACCCTACGCAAGATGGGGGTGACGAAGCCAAGAACCAAAACGTTTACTGCCGAGCATGAAAGGCAGTTTGCGATCAAAGTCCTTAACGTGATTTGTAGCTTGCAAAAATCGGAACGCTCGAGGGTGCTTCGACGTGCAGTCACAATGAACGAAACTTAGTCGAGGTCGTATCGAGGGGTCAGGTCATCGACCCCTCACTTTTCACTTTTCAATTTTCAAAGGGTAAAAAATGAAATCGATAGGAAGACTTTTGTACGAAAAGATTTGGGAAGACAAATCTGAAGAAAAGAGGTTAGCGAAAAATCAAAACGCTTCTGACCGCTATCACGCAAAAAGAATAGCTAAAAAACTCAATATTGAAATAGAGGTTACTCGTGATCCATGCGGTTGGTGTGCGTGGATTTTGGCAGACGAGCTTGAGGGTGACGGTCAATTTGTTACTAGTTGGGCAGAGGCCCACGCTAATCTATACAGCGTTGAAGTTATGAGAACGGAAAAATAATCAAAGGGGCTTCGGCCCCTTTTTTTATTCCTTGTTCGCTTTCAAATACTCTGAAGCGCGGTCCGCGTTCCGTGGATCGTCTTTCAGTAGCCCGATGGCGTGGTTGCACGGACGGCAAAGCAGTCCTCGAACCTTGCCGGTCGAGTGATCGTGGTCCACGGCCATTCGATAAACGAGTTGAGCTTGGTGTATCCCGCAGATCGCGCATTGGTAATTTTGATTTTTGAGCATCACCTTAAAGTCGTCGAAAGTGATGCCATACTTTAGAACGAGCTTGCTGTCCTCGACGTTCTTATAAATCTTATTTCGAGGGGCAAATGCGGGGCATTCACGGGCCATGTAGTTCTTCTTAATCGAACGGCCTTGTTGTTCGTGGACTCCTCCGCAGTGCTTGCATCGACCGATCCATTTGGAGGGTTGGCCCGTAGAGATAACTACAACGTGATCGTTCTCTTTCCAGATTAGATCGATCCGAGGTTTACGACTTCTTGTTTCTAAGGTCGGAGGATTCTTTCGGAAGGGCATTGTCGAGGCGAGTTATTTCTTTTTGAGCTTCTTTTAATTCAAGATCACAAAAGTTAATCAATTCTAATCCTCGTTTGTACAAGGCTAGTGACTCGGAAAGAGGCACTTCATCCGACTCCATCTTGTTGATGCAAGCTTCGGCCTCGATCATGTTTTCCTCAAACGATTTTTTGTAAACCATTACTTGTTAAATAAATAATCTGCCAACCCCGCTAGTATTCCCGCAATGATTGGAATGATGGTGGAATGTAAAGTACTTTTATTTCTTTTCTTCATAACGTTTCCCCTTTCGTTTAGTGTATCTCATTGCTACTGATTAAGCTATTAATAAGGTTCTCATACTTCTCAGTGTTTTCAGACGCCTGAGACAAACAATTAGATAGTATGTCTAAGGCTTCCGAGTTAGACGAAGTGCTCACAAATAGCTGAGTAAGCATCTGGCTCAAAGCTCCTTCCAGTATTGTCGAGGGTGGTATTCCCCTTGAAGCCAAGTCCTTTATTAAATTAGCGGTTTCTTTCGCCGCAATAAAATGTTCTTCCTCTTCCGAGGTCAGACTAAAATCCGCTAGGTCCTTGGGCACTCGACGCTTTCTTTGTTGGTTGCCAATTGTCTACCTCAGCATACCATTTTCCTGATCGCGCTTCACAGACTTGTACGTTAATCCAATCGCCTTCTTTGCTCTCCAACCATCGGATAACGTCCGCTCGTTTCATACTCAGGTTGCACTTAATCCATTCGGGGGCCGTGTCGCGTGGTTTCTTGGCAAGTAAGCCATCAACGAATTCTTTTTCTGTTTTATTCTCAGTCATTTGTTTGCCTTTGTTAAGCGTTGTAAGGACACCACGATCTAAACACCAATCGTTTCACATAAGTACATTCGAAGTTAATGCAGTAGGTTCCAACGTATCGATACCCGTTAGCCGTGGAGATACCTTCACATTTAAGTAATCGTCCGGCGGTTGCCGTGAGCGGTAATGCGGTTAACAACAAAACAAACAAAATTTTATTAAACATGTTGCCTCCTTAAATAAAAAAAACCCTTGATCTGGGGAAATAGACCAAGGGTTTAAACAACTACTGGAGAACATAAGTGACTAGATACTCATGTTACGATACAGTTTAACCAATGGTCGGTAAAACTTCAACAATTAATTATCGAATCTATCATCCTCGTCTCGAGGTTTATACTTCTGTACAAAATCATCAAAGATCACTCGCAGTTGACCGCTGATTGTACGGCCCTCCGCCTTAGACATCTCTTTAATTACGAGGTAAATCTCTCTCGGCACTAACACGCTTTTCCATTTATTGGTATCCATTACATTACTTTCTTTAGGTTTACATGGGAGTATATGCGAATATATGAGAGAACACAACACATGCAAGAAAATATTGACAGATAACAGTAAATATTTAAGAATATCGGAACGTTCATCCACTAAGGACGGAAGTAGACCATTCGGTCGAAGGAACGCACCTAACTTTAAACGGGAGGGTGTTATGCGATTGTGGACTCAATATTGTAGGTCAAAAGCTATCGACAACTATAAGCGAGAGCAGTTGTTGCGTCTGTTGCAGTTACAGGCTATTAAAAAAAACCCCGATTAAAAATCGGGGCAAAAGGTAAACCAAGAAGGAAGCGCACCTCTACTTAGCTTCTCCCCAACTAGGTCCGATTTCAATATCGCACAGACTAGGGACTTCGAGAGGTACAGCAGTAGACATTATATCAGCAATAAATCTCGCTTGCTCCTTGTCCTTTACCGACATGGCGATCTCGTCATGAATCTGCGTTAATGGGACTAAACCCTCTTTATACAGATTAACCATCGCTTGTTTGGTCATGTCCGCCGCCGAAGCTTGAATCAAACGATTTAAAGCCTTGTAAGTGTACGCTCGTTTCAATCGAGTGGTCGCACCATACTCCTGAACGGCTTCCTTGTAAGGCATCGCTTTGTTCATGGCAAACGTGTCCGGCTCCCATTTATCAAATCGACACTTGCGACCTAAGATGGATCGAATCGATCCCGAAGATGCTTTGTCGTTTAACCTTTTCATTACGCCGTTCATTAAGCCTTTAACAAACGGAACTCTCTTATGGTATTGGCTAATTAACCCTTTCGCGTCATCCATAGAAATGTCTAACTGTTCGGATAGTTTACCCACCCCCATGCCATACATCATAGCGAGGTTAACCACCTTGGCTTGCTTCCTTGGAATGTTCGCCATTTCTGCCACCATCGTATGAAAGTCTGTGTTAGGATCATCGTTGTATGCTTCAACAAAATCTGACGCACCCTCCAATGGCAAATTACGACTCTGACCATAAACATGAGCATAGTGGACCAAGATCCGTGGTTCCTGTTGCGAGTAGTCAATTGCCGCCCATTGTTCTCCTTCTTCCGGCAAAAACAAAGAACGTATCATGGGCCCAATCTCGGGGTCTCTTGCGGGAATTTGCTGAAGGTTTGGGCTGTTCATACTTAAACGACCCGATACCGTCCCACCATCATCAGATCGAATTTGATTGATATGGCTATGAATTCTACCGTCAGCGTGACAGTGCTTTGTGATTGTGTTGAGGAAAGTGCCGGTTGTCTTATTCAGGTTCCGAGCCTCGACGATGAGTTGCGCGAGAGGGTGGCGGTTCTCTTGGAGGAAAAGCTTTGTGAAGCTAGGTGCGCCCTTTTCGGTCTTTGGATATTGGAGCCCGACTTTATCGAACGCTTTGACAAGGGATTGAGCCGCCCAGATTTCCACGTCACGCCCCGCAACCTTCTTAATCTCTTTCATGACTTGCCGTTCCCGCTTGACAAGACTGTTCCTAGTTCGCTCAACCCTGTCTTGATCGACTCTGACACCTCTCCAAGTCATCTCGATGAGACATGGAAGCAGATCAAGCTCAAGATTAGCAATGGGCCAGAGGTCTTCTTTGCCAAGCTGAACGCTGAAGTAATTCCAAAGTTCGAGAGCGAGTTCGGCATCAGCCTCACCGTAAGCACCGACGTGCATCGCGGGGAGTTTCCACATCTCAGCTTTAGGATCAACGCCGAAGCTTCTAGCGGCCTCGACTAAACCTTTCTCTGATTTTGTCTTACCTAACAAGTCGTAAGACAAAGCGTTTAAGCTGTAACTAAATCTGTTCTCGTCTAACAAAGAGGCGATCAACATCGTGTCGATTATCCTACCCTTGAGATCAAATCCCATGCGCTTAATCCAACCCGCATCGTACTGAGCGTTATGCATGATCTTGTCTGCGGGGCATTCAAATACTTTTTTTAGCCAACGATTAACGATCTTTTCATCTAAGTTGCCCCCGCCAAGATGCCGAGTCGGAATGTAACCGGACCATCCATCTACAGCTACGGCATAGCCCACAACCTCTCCATTTCCTGTAGCCCAACCCGGTCCGCTAGTCTTAATATCGGGGTCTCTCGTTTCTACGTCGATAGCAATTTTTCTTGCGGATGTTATATCGGGCAACTCCATTGGAGGAATCCACTCGCTTTTCGGAGTGAACATAGCCATTTGTAAATTTCCTCCCGCCATATAAACCTCTCTTTACTTTCTGTCCTTTGGGGAAAATTCCCCGCCAAGCGCGGTGTAACCCGCCTTGTCGATCCAAGAATCTTCGTGGTCGATTGTGTTTAAAAGACGGGCGGTCTTTACCCAATCCATCATAAGCGCAACGTGAGATGCTGTGATCCTTCCGTGACTTTCAATTGCTGACTTTGCTATTACGTTCCATCCTTTAGCTATTTTATCGTGATTTTCGTAAGCGTTGCCATAATCTTTTGCTCGGTCTCCCTTGATCAAATGATCCGCTTGAGTTAACAAATCAGATCTGTCCATAATTCTTCCCCCATAACTGTTTTTCTTTTTCTCGAAGAAGTTGCAAACTATTAAAAAGCATTTTCATTTCTACTAATGCATTCATGGCATGTTTTTCAGCTTCCTCATATTGTTTATTGTTTACCGCTTCTGATATAAAACGAAATTCTTTTTCAGCTTTTAAATAAAACTCACTATAGTCTCGTGGCTGTTTATTGTTTTGCATCTTCTTCCTTTTCTTTTTCTTCGGTATAAATTTTTGGTAAATAAACTAAAACAAAAGTACCGCATTGGGGGCAACTCAAATTTGTTTCTATGGAAAAATTTTCATCTTCTTCATCAACGTCGTGATCACCACCCCAAATTAATTCATGATTACAGTGCCAACAATTCATAAGTTATAACTCCTTCCGACATCATCAGGATCAACGATGTACAAGTTTTGTTTTGCTCTGGTTACCCCGACATAAAATACTCGATGCATATCGTCAGGGTTAATATGCATTTCACTTTCTGCTGAAGGGCTCAGGTCCGTGAGCAGTACAACGTTGTCCGCTTCTCCACCTTTAGATCCGTGGATCGTGGATGCTGTTATGCGAGGCATGGCATTAAACTTCTCGCCTCGTCTTAACAACGCCGTGATGTACGCTCGTTCGGTCTCCGGTATTTTATCCATTGCTTCGGACCAGATCATTTCTTTAGTTGCCAGTAACCCGTGATTGTTTATCAGACCTTGAAGCGTAACAAACTCGGCTTCATCTAAGGCCGGTAATTTTTTAAATCCGCGTTGAACGTGTTTACCGGAAGACATGTAACTGTAGATCTTTTTAGCGACGGCTCCTGATACTTCTTTACCTTTGCGAAGATTCTCCCAACCGTTTACAGCTTCGGATAATTTCTCTCCAATCGAGCGGTGTCCTTTGTAATTAAACAGGTAACCATTTGATTTTAAATCAGAAGCTACCGCTTGAAGGTGGTATCCGGCTTGAGACAAGATTAACCAGTTGCCCGTCGAAAGGTCTAGAGAGTCCATAGTATTTATTCTTTGAACTGTACCCGATTCTGTTCGAGGAAAATAATTTTTGGGGAAACGTCGATGTATTCTTTTCGCTACGTTTTCCGCAACGACGTGAACGGAGCTAGGTATTCGATAAGACTGCTCCAACGTTTCTGATCCACCCTCCAAGTTAATGAAGTGATCTACGTCAGCCCCTGCCCATCGGTAAATAGCTTGGTCATCATCTCCCGCGCAATACATCTTTTCTGAGTTGGAATCTAATATATGTGCGATGTCCCACTGCAAAGCAGACAGGTCTTGAGCTTCATCTAAAAAAGTAAGTTTTAGTTTAGGGCAACACTTGTCGCTTTCGTTTACAAACATCTCAAGCATATCGGTAAAGTCGTACAGCCCCATATTTCTTTTGTAATCAACCAAGGCTCTGTTAATGTAGTCGATGGTATTCCAAGGAATGTCTATAGAACTGATGTTGTACTCATCTCTAAGCGATGTCTTTTTAAGACGCGCTAAATTAATCAAACCTAACACGGGATCTTTTCTACTTGATGCCGTAGGTAGATCATCACTTATCGACGTGTTCCGTGAGCCGTTAAGCGTCATCCCTACCGACTGACTCAACTCCTTGTAATGTTGCTCACTCATGATGTTTTCAAACCGGATAGAGGTCTGCATCAAAGCAAGACTATGCAAGGTTCGAAAGTAAATTAAGTCTTCTTTAGGATCAAGGTTAAACCTTTCGACGGCTCTTTCCTTAGCCTCGTTTGCGGCTTTTCTGGTGAACGATAAGAAGGCTATTTCATTCGGGTGTATTCCGCTTTCAAGTGCTTCGTCCACCTTGTTTAGAAGTGTCGTTGTCTTTCCTGTCCCCGGCGGTCCGAATATCCTGAACATCTAAAATCCTTTTTTTATACTTGTTTACGATTTGTCGAACACGCTCTTTTGTCAGTCCAAACTTATTACCGATGGCGGTTAAGGTTCGATGTTCTTTGACGGACATCTCGTACATGGTTTTGTTTCTTTTATCTAAGTCACTCAAAACGGAGACTCCTTTGGTTTAAATGATGGAATATTAATCTGTACATCTGAACTATCAAAGCTCGGTATTTTCCAGACGCGAACGGCTTTTCCTTTAATCTTCATGACAGTGTTCTCGCCTTGAATGTCTCTCAAGTGCTTTCCAATTTTGTTACGCCTGAACTCAAAGAATTTGTTTTTCTTTAAATAGTCTTCAAAGTCTTTAAGCCTAAAAAAGGTGAGCGAGTTCTCTTCGTCAGACCAAGGGCGGCGAAGTAGTATCTCCTCCTTGTCCTGAGCCTGTTGCATACTGGTGCAAAACTCTTCTAAGTAATCGTAAAACTGACCTGAAGAGGTAACGTCTTGTGACACTTCAATGATCGCTCCATCATTTTCTTTCATCTCTGTTAACAGTCCACCGACACGACCTTCCCAGTTTTGTCGTTTCATGGATCTGGGCATAAAGTTAAGTTGCTCAAGGCAAGCCTTCTGAAACGAGGCTTGGCTCATCAGTCCATCCGTGTCTAGCTCTAACGGTTCGCCGTTGACATCCATGAACCAGATCGGTGGCGTTGAATTGTACTTTCGTAAGTTGGCGATGGTGGCTCCCGCCACTGCTGCGCCCACACCAAACTTCCTTGTTCGGCACAAATCTTTGTTACAATGAGCATTAATAGGAGCATCACTACATTTATACGCATAATCTTTTCTTAACAGTTGTTTTGCTACGACATTGACTTCCGCCAACGGAAGAGACGGCTCAAAGTACTCTTGATTATACTTTAGTATCTCACTCTCCCAACTGTCCGGATGAGCTTTGCGTAGGTAAACCCCCATGTTAAACAAACCATTGTTTCTCCCACCCTCGGATATTTTCTGACGACTTAATACTTGTAAGCACGGTGGTCCGTCGGCCAAGAGGTTTGTTTCTTTGGCTTCGGGTATCTGTAGATTTTGTATTTCTTCCGGTGTCTTTACATGAGTTTCGTACAGCTTAATAAATTCTTTAAGCGTAGCGGAGGTAGCGTCATCCAAGAAAGCATAACGCAAACCTTCTTCCGAGTTGTAGTAAGGTAAGTTTAAAAAATTACCAACGTCCCCACGATCTAAATGTAATTTGATTTGTTTGGGAAAAATCTCGCTCTCACCGAAGCCCAAAGCAGAAGACATATTTTTAAGGGCTTTTTGCATGTCCTTAGCTGAGACCCATTCATTGCTAAATAAAAAGCAATGCGCCCCTCCCGACTTAGATCGGCAGATGACAAGAGGGAGTTTGAGACTGCGTATTTTCTTAATAAGCTCCGCATGATCAAGCGGGTACTGGTCGATATCAATGCAACCCCATTTACAACTATCGTTTTCATTAATGGGTATTATACCCAGACCTCTACCGTTACCGGCAAGATGTTCTTTAAATAATTCTAGCGTAGGCTCTTCCCGAACAACA